AAAGGAAATTTTGGACACGGATGAGTTTCATGAAGTTTTTCCAGAAGTTAAACTTGCAGCTGACAGTAAAGCGTCAGGAAGATGGGATACAAACAAGGGCGGTATGTATTATGCTGTTGGTGTAGGATCAAATTTAGCTGGTCGTGGTGGTGATCTTGTTATCATTGATGATCCGCACTCGGAACAGACTGCGATGAGCAACAATGGTTTTGAAGATGCCTGGGATTGGTACACTGGGGGCCCCCGACAGAGACTACAACCAGGCGGGACGATCGTTTTAGTTCAGACCCGGTGGTCCGAAAAGGATTTAACTGGTCAGTTAATACGTTCTATGGCTAAAGACCCGTTGGCCGATCAGTGGGAAATCGTGGAACTCCCTGCAATATTCGAGAGCGGTGAGCCTTGTTGGCCCGAATACTGGAGCTTGAAAGACTTGACGGCAGTAAAAGCGTCAATACCTCCGAGCAAATGGAATGCTCAGTACCAGCAGCAGCCAACAGGCGAAGAGAATGCTATAATTAAACGTGAATGGTGGCAAAGATGGGAAAAAACAAGCGTACCGAACCTACAATATGTCATTCAAAGCTATGATACGGCGTTTTCTAAGCGTGAAACAGCAGATTATAGTGCAATTACGACATGGGGTGTGTTTTATCCAGAGGAAGAAGGCGGACCGCCTGCCCTAATCTTGCTTGACAGCAAAAAAGGACGTTGGGATTTTCCAGAATTAAAGGAATTAGCGTTAGAAATGTATAATTATTGGGACCCTGAGACAGTAATTGTTGAGGCTAAGGCGTCAGGTATGCCCTTGACCCACGAATTACGGAACATGGGCATTCCAGTTGTCAATTTTACACCAAGTAAAGGTAACGATAAGGTGTCAAGGGTGCATTCTGTGTCTCCGTTGTTTGAAGCGGGCATGGTTTGGGCCCCCGATGAAACTTTTGCAGACGAAATGATAGAAGAGGTTGCAGCTTTTCCAAATGGAGAGTATGATGACCTTGTAGACAGTATGACACAAGCCTTAATGCGGTACCGTCAGGGTAATTTTGTACAGTTACCGAGCGATGATTGGGGCGAAGAGCTTGATTCTGTCAAAGTAAGAGCGTATTATTGAGGGTAAGATGGCTAATTCTGTAGTAAGAAACGTAAATGAAAGTAGAGAAGAAGAAAAACTCTACGATAACATCCAAAAAGCACAAGAGGAGCAACGATCAAACGAGGATGAAATATTCGATCGTTTGATGGAAAGAGTTACGCAACCAGAAGTTTTTGATTTAAGAGAAGAACAATATAAAGATTTAGCACCGCCTCTTTTTGACGTTGATGTGCGTGATATTACCTACGAAGCCCCGACAGAACTTCCAATGGAATCAGAAGGCATTCGTTCTATAGGCTTAGAAAGGGGCGGTAATGCGGGTATTGAGACATTAAAACAAACGACTATACAGCTACAAGAGATACCGCCTGACAGAAACATGACTGTTCTGCAAAGAATGATGAAACAAGCAGGGGCCCCGGCACAGGACCCACGGCTTTTGGCTCAAGTGTCACGAGTCTTAGGAAGAGATGTCTGAACAAACTTATAGAGACGTTCTTTCCCGATTAGAGGCAAAGGACAAGAAACCTATGACACTAGATGAGGTGTATGACGCCCTGTCTTTTCTACCCGTAACAGGTGAAACTATAGCAGCTTATGAACTACCGGGTGTTTTATCTCAAGCTAAAACTTTAATGCAAGACCCTGACGCTTTCAAGGCGTTAACAGGTTTAACTTTAGGTGCATTAGGCACAGCTGCGGTTGCTCCGGGCATAGGACCTTTAGCAAGAGGAGCAAAAAAAGGACTTGAGGGCTTTATTCCTTATTTACAACCAAAACTTGCTCCAGCTGGCGGTCCCGACACATCTAAAGTGTTGATGTCTGGTGACGACGGTGATGATCTTTTTTCTTTACCCTCTGCAAGTGGAACCTATGAGCCTGGAGAGAAAAAGTTTATAAAAGGTTTAAACCAAGAAATATATAAATTAACTGACAAGAGTTTATTTGATCCTGCAAAAAAAGCAGGACGTAAACTTGTTATTGTATCTTGTAGCCAGAAGAAATGTCCTGACGTGGGGAATATGAAAGCATTTGACAGATACATGGGTTCTGTCTTTCAATCTTTAAAAAAACAAGGTGTCCCAGAAGATGTGGATGTCGCTATATTGTCCGCGAAACACGGTCTTATATCAAGAGACACACCAATTAAAAATTATGATTTAAAGATGTCGTCAGAGATTGGGCAAAAATTTAAAAGCGATCCTACACAAATGAACAGAATTATCAATACAATGACCGGGTATGATGATGTTATTGTTCAAGGCGGCCCTTTATATAAAGATGTTATAAGAGCTGCGGCGGGCAAGGGAGATATTAATTTAACTGAGGTACCACCGGGCGGTGGCATTGGGACCCAGCGTTCAGATCTTGTTAAGCTTATAAAAGGTGAAGATGTAGGTAAGAAAGTTTCTGATCAAGATTATATTGATCAGTTAAAAGAAATGAAGATAAATCCTGTGTATAGTTATAAATACGAACCTCTTCTTAACAAGTTTGATCAAGTTTTAATACCGGGGCTGGACAGGTTTAATTTAAGAGATGTGTTAAAAGCAGGTGAAAACTTAAAAGGTGCTGAAAAGAAAAGAGCGATATCTGACAAAGCTGACGAAATTAAATTTATTGTAAATCAACATTTAGATCAGGCAAAAAAAGATTTAGCTTATTCTGCAAAAAGAGATGCTTCGCCTTCTAACAGTGCAACAAGATATTTTCAGTTTCAAGTGCAACGAGCACAAAATCAAATTTCAAATTCTGAAACTTTAATGAGAGATTTAAACACCATACAAGAAAATATATTGGGCAATTCATTTGATAAGTCAAAAACTTTAGCACAGTCGCAAAATTACAAAGGCGGTGTCTTTGCTAAAATAGACACACCTGTGTATCATTTTACTTTAAACCCTGGTTTTACAAAGTTCGACAAAGAAAAATTTGCTATCTATGATTTAGGTCCTCATGTCGCTTCAACTCCTAAAGGTGCTGAGGATAGAATGAGGATGCAAGTAGGCCGCACTGAGAGGGGTGGTTCAATTCCTTTAAAAGCAGATCTTAGTAAGCCTTTATTAAACCCAAACACAAAGAAACCTTTTACCGAAGAACAACTTATGGACTTTAAAGTTGATAAACTCAAAGAAATACTAGGTGATAATTTTACTAAGGATGATCTTCTTCTTGAAACAGATAATTTTGATGTAAAAAAAATTAGAGCGGCGATAAATACAGTTTCAAAAAATTTAGCAAAAGAGGGTTTTACTCACGTTCCTTATGTAAATGCTTACGAAGATGTAGGCGAACTATCTTATGAAATGTTAATTGACAGGCCCATAAACAGTACAAAAGTTTTACAGGGTCAGTTTGCTAAAAAAGATCCGGCCGCGGCTAACGATCCAGACTTTATGAAAGCCGAAGGCGGCGTGGTTGAAATGAAAGATAAAGCTGTTAATATGTACAGAAATACACAAGGTATTGAACCATTTATTAAATATATGGTATAGTCCTCAGAAGGAGACTTAGATGGCAGAAAAACCAAGTATGGTGGACAAAGTTCCAACGCAACTCGATGAACAAGAGCTGAAAGATGAAATGGACGTTGAAATACCTGAAGGTATGAATGTTGAAGAAATACCAGAGAACGTAGAGATTGTAGAAGAAGAGGACGGCAGCGTTGTTGTTGATTTTGACCCTCGTGAAGATAAGGGTATGGACGGTGATTTTTATGCTAACTTAGCAGAAGATATGTCCGATGAAGAGCTTGGCCGTTTGTCAGGTGAGTTGACAGGTGAGTTTGAAGAAAACAAAAGCAGCAGACAGGAGTGGGAAGATGCCTTTGCCAATGGTCTTGAATTACTTGGATTTAGCTACGAAGAAAGATCCCAACCCTTTAGGGGTGCCAGCGGAGTTACTCATCCATTACTTGCAGAGTCCGCTACACAGTTCCAAGCACAAGCTTTCAATGAGCTCCTTCCACCGGGCGGTCCAGTTAGAACTCTTGTCATGGGAACAAGCACACCAGATAAAGAGGACCAAGCTCAACGTGTTAAAGAATTTATGAATTACTACATAACTTCGGTTATGGAAGAATATACGCCTGAGTTTGACCAAATGCTCTTCTATTTGCCACTTGCAGGGTCAACATTTAAAAAAGTTTACTATGATGAGAACTTAGATAGAGCTGTCAGTAAGTTTATACCAGCTGAAGATTTAGTTGTACCGTACAGCACATCTGATCTTGATACCTGTCCTAACATTACTCATGTTGTCAAAATGAGCTTAAATGATCTTAGAAAGAGACAATTATCAGGTTTTTATAGAGATATACCTGTCATACCAGCACAAGGT